AATATAAAATGTTCAATTTTATTTATATTTAGATTGTAAACCACATATTAATAATATTTCCTAACCATATATAAATATAACATCTACAACTGGTTCTAAATTCATCTATCAAATAAGTTTGAAAACCTGCTTTTCTAAACAAAGTTCTCATTCCTTTACCTTTGGTTGCTTGTATTTCATTTGTTGTTTTTGTTCATAATCTCCAAAACAAACTACTTCTTTTTCATTACCAAAAAATCGTTTGAAATTGTTTAACATTTTTTGTTCGCTTTTCTTGGTATTTCTATAACTTTGTAAGTGTAATTTTCTGAAAAATGTATTTTTCGTAAAAGAAAATCGGCGTTTGAAATGTAAAAAGGTGTAAAAGGTGTAAAAATAGTAATTGGAGGTGAATTAAATATATTGTATGTCTTTCCAATTTATTGTTTTTCCAGTAATAGAATTTTCAACATAATAAGTTTTATTATTTTCTATTAAATTATAAACATAATCCATATCAACTAAATCTGGATGAACATACCAATCTTCATATGGATTACCTTCATTATTTATATCACTAAATACACAAATATATCCTCTTTTTTCAAATATATTTCGTGATTCTAATCTTGTATTGCAAAAATTTGTATAATATATATCGTGTTCAAATGTTACCGTTGCAAATTTATATATATCAAATACGTTGTTATCTAAATTTTGTAATGTTTTTAAGGTTGACCCATTATCTACTTCTAAATCTATTTGTAAGTAATCAAATGAAAAAGGTGCATTAATTGTTTCAAATACGTTTTTATAATCAATAATCGTAGCATCGTTTATTATATGAACACTATTTTGTCGATTATCTTTATATAAAGGTAAATATTGAGAATCATATTCAACCATTATTCCTTTCCAATTATATTGTTTTTCTAATAAATATGTATTATTAATATTTATAGGATGATTCGACCCAATTTCTAAAAAATATCCATTCTTTTTTTCTTTTAAAATATTTAATACAAATTTATCTTGATTTGATTGACCAATGTACATTTATATATTTATATAATAGATATTATATTGTATTTTAAACGCTTGAAGAAAATAACAATACATTTATTCTAACAATATTGATATAATTGAGAAAATATACTTATTGGTTATGGAATTTGGAGTAGAAGTAGTTAAATGAAATACATAATGCCCACAATGAATAAGGGATTAAGGAACTAATTCATAAAAAGTATGATACAATAACTATTAATGAATTTTATACATCTCAAAAGTGTTGTGAATGCCGTAATCCATTAAAGCATTACAAAGATACAAAAGGAGTAGAGATATACAGATTATTTACTTGTTCTAACTGCGTGAGTTGCGAAAACAAAAATGTTGTATTTAGAACAAGGGATAAGAATTCTGCTATAAACATATTAAACCTTACTGAATGTTGGATAAACAACCAAACACGACCAGTTGAGTTTCAATGTGAAGCAAAAGCATCGTCTTTCACCTGTGGAAATAAAAAGACAGGGTTAAGTAAGAAAATCGGCGTTTGAAATGTTAAAAGGTGTAAAAACGGTAGAAGGAGAAGATGTAGAAGACAACGCAATTATATTGAAAGAAATAAATACAGTTGATGGAGACGTATTAATAATAAATACTAACAAAAACCAAAATATTGAAAAAAATAATAAGAAACATTTAGGATATTCAAACCATACAAGGTATTCACCAAAATATTCACCAAGATTTTCAAGATATCCAAGATATAAAACAGGGTATAACAACTGGAACCATAATATAAAATTGAAAATAATATAAACGTTTTTATATTATTTATACAGAACAATAAAATAAAGCAAAACAATACAACAAATGTCAAACAGTATAAACGATGAATGGCTTTCATTTCTATCTGGAAAAGATATTGAATCGATTTCGACCATAAAGGATAAAACCGAAATTGCCGAACCGTTTCGAGAATGTCCCGATTGCGACCCCCTTTATATTTCCACCACTACAAAAGTGGTGTTTTTGAATCAGCCCATCGACATTCATTCGATATTCTGGAAATTGCCGATAACCTCCTATTGGAAACCAGAAGAGGGAATCATCAAGAAACAGATAAAGGTCGTTTCGAAAACCCCTGAAGAATGCGATGAATACAAACGTAACCTGTTGGACGTCCCCTATTATGTAGAAACCATTTTGAAACAAATCAATAATCCGGGAACACGCCGAATCCAATTCAAAGATGAGCGCAAAATAACGGTGGGAATGTCCAAAAAGGATATTATGAATTGCCGAAGTAAGGTCAAAAACGCATTTTACAACTGTTTTGCAATGATAGTCCGGTTCAAATATGACGGGGCATTTCGCGAAATCCACGTAAAAGTATTTAATACGGGGAAACTGGAAATTCCGGGAATCTTGAATCCGGATTTGTTGGTGATTGTCAAACAGATGATTTTGCAATATATTCAACCCTACGTGGAAACGCATCTCGAATTTGTGGAAAATAACCGGGAGGAAAATATCCTGATTAACTCGAATTTCAATTGCGGGTTCTATATTAATCGCGAGAAATTACACAAGATTTTGAAGACGCCGAAATATGCAATCGAAACCGCGTATGAACCCTGTAGTTACCCCGGAGTGAAATGCAAATTCTATTTCAATAATGAATTGGGATTTGATGTGGAGAAACAACTGGGTCAAGTGAATATTGAGGACCGGACGATGAAGATGGCGGAATTGAATGACAATAAGAAATACACGGAAATTTCCTTTATGATTTTTCGGACGGGGAGTATTATTATTGTGGGGAATTGTGGAGAGCAAGTATTGGTATTTGTATATGAATTTATTAAACGCATGTTGAAAGAGGAGTATTTGCAAATATGTGTATCGAACGAGACGCCGGTTACGAAGAATAAGGTGGTAAAAATTCGCAAGAAGATGATTTCTGTGAGCACACAAAATGCATAGACCGCCCGCCGAAATGTCATACAGTATAATTATTATTTTGTCATACAGAATTTTGTTTTTTTTGATTCGCGACCAAAGTTTATTTAGGAGAAATCTCTGAATATTTGAATCTCTGAACCTCGGACTTTTCCAATATATATTTTTGGAAATAAGGATATAAAGTATTAATAAAGTATATTTTATATTTATTAAAGATGAGTCAACAAGCGACCACAAACCCAATTGCCGCACCAGTAACTACCCCCAATGGCTATCGTTTACCTGAATCAACCACTATGCAACATGCAGCCAAACTTTCCATCGTAGAGGACAAACCAATCCTGTTGGACTATTGGACACATTCATTAGAAAAATCGGTATTGATTGGTGTCAAAGACGGAAAATCGGCACAAGAGAAGGAGAAACTGTTGGTGAAAAGCGAGGAAGAGTACACCAGTCCTATTTCCAAAATCTTCAAAGTCGGAAAAGAGTATATTATTATTACCGAGAATTCAATTTACATTGTAGATGTCGAAATCCCTACCAAACGCATTAGTTAAATGCCCATACCTTCCTCGGCCCCCCACCACCACCACCACCACACACCCACATATTACACCGACCAACGTATAAAATAATAGATAATATTATTTTATATAATGTCATACACATACAAATCAAATCCCAAAATGGCCGCCGCCGCCACCGCCACCACCACCACCACAACCCCCAAATTCCGGAAAACCATTCGGAGAAATCATAAAGATTATTCCATTATATTTTTCGATGATATGAAATACAATATTGACGATATGAATAACGCATTCAAAACCCATATTACCTGTGTGTATTTACCCCACCAGAAATCCGATTTATTACAAGAGAATCAAGACGACGAATCTATTACCGAAGAGTCGAATTCATATATAGAAAAGGTCAAAATATTTGATAGGGAACTGTATAAAAAAACGACGAAATCATTCGAACTTTCCATACACAAACCCTTATTATTGGACTGGGTAAACAAACACACACAACATACCAAAATGGTTATTTTTGACTGGGACCATGCATTGTCTGTGACAAACGGCGTATTCCCCCCCAATGCATTTAATGAGATGAACCGAATGAATATCCCGACTGCATTCAGACGTTCTCGAAAAGTATCCTATAAAAACTCGAATATACACCTGTATGACGTCGCCGTTTTTTTGATGGGTGGTCAAACACGATTATCTGGATTAATCGATATGTTTCAATCATTACACAAACAGGGATGTCACATATTTATATTAACCGCCAATAGTATCGCAATCGATCATCGCAAAGAATTCGTGAAGGTCATACAGGTTATTATTCCGCATTTTCAAGAAAAACATTTGATTTGTTCAAATATGGGCGGGGTGAATCGTGAATCCACCATACCGAAATCTCGCGCTCTTTTACAGAATCCGGTATTTCGAAAATTGTCCAATGTATAGAGACGTCCACGTCGGGGTCCACGTCCGGTTCATTATAATATCTCGCGCAATTGGCCAATGACCTCGGATGTCAGAGATTCGGGAAATTCAATTTCAAAATCGATAATAAGAGACCCTGTTTGACCATTGCGAACCATTCCCAGATTCGGAATATTCTTTTTATGATTTGGCCGTATAATACTATGATTGGTCACATTATTCATATGTAAGACCTTTTCATTCAAATGCCGGATTTCAAACGAGAATCCACAAAGCGATTCTTTCAATGTAATTTTCTTATGAATAATCAAATCCATTCCATTACGTTCAAACACGGGATGTTTATTGGCTTCAAACGACAGAACCAAATCGCCCGTCGCATTTTCCCCCGCAGAATTACCCCTGTTGGACAACACCATCCGTTCATTCTCCTGGATTCCTTTGGGAATCGTAACAGTAATATTTTTGATTTCGGTCACACGCATACCATTATGAATCGTCCAATGCTCGTATTCAAATGGAATCGAATCACCATTATAAATCTGTTCTAATGAAACGGGAACGGATTTTTGAAGTGGACTGGGTTTCATAATATGCTGTTGGAACCGGCCACCCATTCCCCCGTGAAAAATATGAACTTCGGGCATTCCACCCATCCCAAAGGGCATCCCACCGCCGCCTCCACCACCCATCCCAAACATCATATTAAATATATTATTGATATCATTCATATCCGGTGCACCCCCTCCCATCCCCGCTCCAATATCCATTCCACCGCCCATATCATAATTCTGGCGTTTTTGTGGGTCGCTCAATACTTCATATGCCTCATTGATTCCTTTATACAATTCAATTGCGGATGGGTCCGTATTCCGATCGGGATGATATTTCAGAGAAAGAGAACGATATGATTTCTTGATTTCTTCGGGACTTGCGTTTTTAGAAACGCCTAATCTGTCATACAGTTCGGATTGCATTTTGTTTTTGAAATGATGAGATGTCTATAAATTACATTGAAATATTATATTTATATTGTTACAAATATAAATATAATATAAACAATATGTTGGATATCCCTATAATATGTCCGCATCCATCTCTGAAACATTCATCTCCAAATACAAACCATATTCTCTGAAAACATTCTGTATGAACCCCAAAACCAAAAGCGCATTAGAAACATTGTTCCTCATAAACGACCTGAATATCCTCTTTATTGGCGATACGGGATTGGGAAAAACCACGGTCCTATACTGCCTCTTAAGAGACTATTACGGTCTATCCAAAACGGATAATTTACCCGAAACGAATATTATGTTTATTAACAATCTCAAAGAACAAGGAATCCATTTCTATCGAAACGAAATGAAAACATTCTGTCAGTCCCACAGTTCGATTTTAAACAAGAAAAAAGTGATTGTAGTAGACGACCTCGATAATATCAATGAACAAAGCCAACAGGTATTCCGCAATTATATAGACAAGTACAAAAAGAATGTCCATTTCATATCCGTATGTAGCAACCTGAATAAAATCATAGACAGTATTCAATCCAGATTGCATTTAATACCTCTATATCAACCCGACGAAACCCAAATCCGACACATTATGACCGAAATTACTACACGTGAAAATATCCTGTTGGACTCAGAGACGGAACAATATATCCTGTCGTTTTCAAACAACAATATCCGAATTCTGATACAATATTTAGAAAAAATCGCCATTATTGACCGACCTATCAATATTGATTTATGCAAGAACATTTGCTCCAATATATCATTCCAATATTTCGACCAATACATTACCGAATTACAAAACCGCCGAATCTCAGAGGCCATTGCCATTTTGTACAACATACACGATTATGGGTATTCTGTCATTGATATTTTTGACTATTTTTTCACATATATAAAAACCACGTCATTGATTAGCGAAGATGTCAAATACAAAATCATCCCTTTTTTATGTAAATATATCACCATTTTCCATAATATACACGAGGACGTAATCGAATTAACCTTTTTTACAAATCATTTGTCCAAAATAATCATATAACAATGTCATATAGTATAATCATATAGTATAGTATAATTGTAAAAAACACCACCATAATAAAATGCTGAAACAAATAGTAAAAGTCCCCATATCCAATAAATTACTGTTTGACCTTTTAGAAAAAACCACGTTGAAAACCGATAAATATTATTTGGTAAATATGAATTGCTATCGGACAATCCTATTTCATAAATACCACGAACCCTTTTTGAAACAATTACGAAAACACTATTATTTTTCGAAATTATATTATTTAGACCGCGAATTCAATTATGCGTCTTTTGCCAATATTGTCAAACAGATTTGCAAAAGCAATAATATTCTGTTTGAATCCAAAATCATATATCACGAATCGACCTATACCATTGAATATTTCATTTATTATGACCGGGAATTGAAACCAACACCAGTGGTCTCTGAACCATCCGCCAAAGACGGGACAAAAGACGAATCCCAAACACCCCCTACAAATAACCCTGTAGGACCCCCCACAACCGCCATTTGAAATTTGTCCTACAGGGTTATTTGTATGGGGTGTTTGGTGATTATAATATATATAATATATAATAATATGCTATTCAACATTGCCAAAGAAGATGTAGGAAAATATATATTTGCATTGTCGATTGTCATCGTTTCCAGTTATTTCTTGAACAAACTAAAACTGCGATTTGATAACAAAGAAAAGGACGATTATGAAATGGTCAA